GCCGTCTGAATAGGTGGAGGCATAGATATAGCTGCCATCTCCATATACTTCTATCCAGGTCGGAGTGGCACCGGCATCATCAAAGGTGGCGATAAGTAAAGGAGTTCCTGGGGTGGCGAGCGAATAAGTCCGGATTCCGCCATATCGAGTCGGAGAAAAGGCACCGCTGCCTATTGAATAAAGGAAAGTGCCATCAAACCAGAGCCGATCTATCCTGTATAGACCTATGCTTATCCGGCTTACTTCAGAAAACAGGCCGCTACCATCGACCGTGAACGTTCTCAGGCCTTCTAAATGGCAGGCCACATAAAGATACGTTCCATCTCCAATAACGCCTTTATACCAGCCGGTTGATGAACCTGCGCCACTATCATAGCGATCTAATTTTGTTAAATTGCCGCTGCCGTCAACTCCATAGCTGATTACTCCGGCATTTTGACAAGCAGCATAAACGAAATTCCCATCTCCCCATATTTGCCGATAACTGCCGCCATCCCAATGTGAATCGAGAAAGGTTAAAATTCCCGCGCCATTTACTGAATAAGACCGGATGCCGCCACTCGTACAAGCACAATAAATAAAAGTTCCATCTCCCCAAACGCCCACATAGCTATTGCCTTGAAAGTCTGTATCCACAAGCGTGAAGTCGCCATTGCCATCAACCGTGTAAGATCTAAGACCGCCAGAGGAACAAGCACAAAAGATAAATCCGCCCTGTTTAAAAACGCTGAAATAATCACCGGTCCCGGCATCATGGTTATCTATCGAAGTCAAAAGGCCTGGGAGCGAGCCAATATCAATATCCGAAGACATATTGAATTTGAGCAATGCATCCGCCGCAAATATTCCTCCATCACACCAAGAAACTAAGTCCGGCAATTCGGTGATTTCACTTTCGACACAATCCCATTTATAACTGTTATCTGGTTCGCTCATTTTTGTATCCTAATATACTAATGTGGCATAAATAGCTAATTTTTCACTTCCTGCTGGAGATCCAATACTCTGTGGAGAAGCAAAACTATTTGAATCATCTAAATAACCATCATATATATTTCCAACATTGAATTCTATATAAACATCATCAAGTTCTTCAACAGTTCCAATATAATAATTAACGCCACCTGCAACTGCAACTGGAGATGAAAACGTCATTATATGCCAAGAAGCAACTTCAGTCCCTGTTATTTCAGGAGTTACAGCAACAACATCTCCAGAATTATCCCAAATTACGCCTTTAACTTCTTCACCACCGCCATTCCACCCAAAGTCTCCATAAGCATGTATGCTTTCTATATCTGAATTTGAAGGAAATTGAACTAAAATTGAAGCAGCAGCACCGGCACTCTGACCTGAAATGTTGCTACCAATGCCTGTATTGCCTATAAATGCTAATGGATTTATTTCCGATTTTGTGTTAAATATCAAGGCATTCGAAACAGAAAAATTATTTATTTTTGTATTAAAGCTGATTGCCGCCACTCCGCCGCCATCTTTCGGCTTACTTTTAAACGAGTTTAATAGCTTGATTTGACCCATTTTATGGAGTCTCCGTATCGAACGTGATATCGGCCTGCGATGCCATTGCACCTTCAGCCTCTTTATTTAAAGCGCATATCTCATTAAAAGTATGGTTGATATTTGCAAAATCCAAGCACCGGTCTTCATAATCGGTGAAGCGGACGTTGATTATTTTGATGATGCTCTCATCTTTTATTGGTGGATATAGGTAACCTTTTAAAGTGAAGCTGATATCGGCGGTTATCGTGCGGTCTTCTTCATCGGCGAATTCATTGGCCACGTCCAGATTCATATCGTTTAAAACGATTGAAATATTACGCCGGATGTCCAAGGATTCAATTTCCTCAACAAAAAATGTGAAATCCGGGCGAAAAAATGTGCCAATTTGCTCGATGATTTGCATCATGTCATCGGTATATTCCGCCCATATTGAGAAATCGAATTGGAAATTATATGGAGTCGGTGAATACATAAAAAATTCAGTGTCGCCGGACACGGATATCGGCACCTCATTTAAAACTGGTTCCTTCCGGCCAGTATCGGGAGTCAAGCCGGTAATTATAAAGGACATTCGCGGCAGGGTCGTTGATATCCGAGTTCCCACTTCCTCTTTCCTTTGGAGCAAATAAAACATTTTTGATTTACCGACATAAGATACAGGGACCTTGATATCCTTGATTATTGTATCATTTTCATCCCGCCTCAATACGTGGACATCCTCAAATATATGGTAAAACGCCACGATATATTTTTTAATCATCTCCCAATAAAAGTGATTTTGTGAAAGCATTTTTAATCCTTATTGAGCAAATGGAGAAATTGGCCCAAACATTCCATTTCTGAGAAGGTTTATATCATCGGTCTCTGTCTTTTCATCCGGCTGACCGAGAGTGATTGCCTTTGCATCAACAAAGGTATCGCCGCCTTCGCCTTCGATTCGTTTTTTGGTTTTTGTAACTTCCCGTTCTGCCGCGGTTGCATCTTGTGCCATCTTTGCTAATCGATCCGATGTGGCTTTTGCCTCTGTTGCCTTTAAATCGGCCTTATCTTTTCTTTTCTGTTTTCTATCATCAAGCCATTGTTGACGCTCAATTTTATTTTGCAGTGACTTTTTGTGCCTTTCAATAAACGCTGCTCTGTCTTGTTTTATATCCAGTTGCCGTTTTTCGCCCTCTTCTTTGCCAAGTGCTTTTAATTCACTTGGACTTAATAATGCTAATTGCCCACTCAAGAGTCCCCGAAGTGCCGATTTCTTTTTAAATGAAAGTCCGGCTTCTTCAAATAATCTCTCCAGTTCCGGTTCCGTTGCCTGTGTAAGTTTAAAAGCTTTTGTTATTTTCTCTTCTTTTGCTTTAACCTTTCTTTCTTCTGGAGTGTCTATATCAAACCCGATTTTGCGGAGAATAGAATCTTGAATGGCTTGACCTAATGCATCAACAAAAAAATCAACACTCTCTCCAATTTTTTTAACTCCTTCAGGTGAAATAGTCCCCAAAGATAAAGCTGAGAAAACATCTGCAATGGTATCTCCAATAGCTGCACCGCCGACATATTTATCCCATGCCGCTTGTAAATCCTCACCTGCCTTTGATACTTTTGCTCTTAATGCGTCACCCAGTTCTTCTATGAGTTCATCATCAATTAAGCCAAATGTTAAAGCTTCAATCATATTTCCAAGGCCAGATACCAAACGTGCAGAAAAACCTTTTCCTAAATTATCTGAATCTTCTGCAAACCCTTCGAAAAAATGTTTTAAAGAAAATGCCGCGAATACACTTTTCGCCAATACTTTTCCAAGACTTATCAAACCGGCTTTAGAAAATAATTTTGCACCTAACCCTTTGAGCCCCATCGCAGTCAATAACCCGCCTATAATTTCCAAAGGTAAACCAGAGAGGCCACCTCTGCCGCCTTCGCCGCCCATCCCATCTTTTTCCAGGATATCCTCAAGGAGTTCATTGGTCTCTTTGTTAATTTCTACCTCTTCATCTCGCTGTTTTTCCTTTAAAAATTGAAGGTCGTCCCCCGCCGATGTTAACCGATTATTTATTTGCAACTCATCGATTACATTATCCAACTCTGCAATCATAGCATTATTCTGTTCTAAATTAAAGCCCTGCAGGTTGCCGAATGCCTGATTAAAGGCCCGTTCAGATGTTAAAACAATCCGTTGCAATTTTAAATCAAGCAACGATTGAAAATTGCCAACAATATCCTGCATGTTTTTAATTGATATCTGCTCTGGAGGTGCTTCTTCCGCACCGGATTCATCTATATTGGCCAGATGCCGGTTGATATCTTTTAGTACTCTGGTTTCTGGAGTATCAGCCATTTAATTGGTCTCGTTTTCTTTTTTCTTCTTCCATTGCACCCAAGGTCAGCGCAACAAAAATTTCAACTTCATAGGGAATCATTTTCATTATTTCTGCATGAGTATAATCCCCATATCGAGTGATATTAAAAATTTCTTTATAATAATTTACAATGCTTTTATAGGTCCCAATCAAGTTAAGTATTTTAAAAAGTCTCGAATCACAAAATCTTCTTTATATCCACACTCCTTATCAAGGCATTTTATCTCAACCACCAATTTCATTTTCAATAAATCGTTGATTGATTTAACAATTTTCATACATATTGGCCGGGTCAATTTTATTTTTTCTCTCAATTCTTCTGGAGTAAAGGCATCATAAATTTCCTCTTTCCAGAATACCTTATTAATTGAATAGATGGCCGATGCCACTAATAGATCCGGTTCAGAATCGATATTTTCAAGTGCAGACAAAAATTCCATCCGGACCGGCACAACTTCAAATGATAAATCGTCATCGATTTTGCAAATTTCCTTCACCTTTTCTTGATTTTCAATTATAACCTTATCCTCAATATTGATTTTCATATCGATGGGTTTTTTGCATTTATCACATTTGGTTTCAATTTCTAATACTTCACCCTTGGATTTGCATCTCAAATTGACGGCCATATAGACAAACTCCATCGCCGATAATTTGGTAAAATCTATCGGTTCTGTGAAACATTCACCAATTAATTTTTTGTAATTATTGATGATTGCTTGGATATCTTTCGAGTCCGCCGCCGTTAAAATGTTTCGTTCTTGCTCAATTGTATAAGGTGTAAATAAAACTTTTTGCTTTAAAACAGGCAAAAACAACTCATGCACGGGTAATATATTAATATCTGGCAATTTTTTCATACTTCATTCTCCTTCAAATTATTAAATTTATCCAAATAATCCTCCAAAAATATCCTTTGCTTTACTAAAAACAAAACTTTTCGCTTTTTTGGTTGCCGCCGCTTTACCTTTTCTGGCCGTGGATTGTGCAAAACTCCGAGCTGTTCCACCGGGGTCTCTGGCGAATTTTGAGGCCCGTGAAATATTGCCGCCTAATTTTGAGCCACCAAATGAGCTAATTTTATTTGATACTTGAGCCGTCAGTTCTCCCTTTACCTTTCCTGTGGCGTTATTTAAAGCACCGGTTGCTATCGCTTTTGCGTTTTTATTTAAGTTTCCGACTGAGTCTCCGGTAGAGGAATTGAATATATTTCCCGCGGCGTCTTTTGCATTTGCAACCATGTTATTTGATGATGCTCCGCCGCCGCCAAACCCGGCAAATATTTCCTTGGATTTTTCTGCAATCCCTTCCTCTGATGCAGGAAATTTGCCTCCGCCCTGGCCAAACCCACCAAACATATTACTGACAACATTGGATGGAATCCTATTTGCAAGCCCTTCAACCCCATCTTTTAAAAAGTCAATCCCCTTTCCGACTGTCCCTTGTGCAAGGTCAAAAACGGTGTCCCTGATTCCGGCAATGCTGAGCCCGTCATCAAATTCATAGGAGACGTCATCATACCGAAAGGAAACGCCCAGTTCCATAATCGTGTCGTTTGTATCCGCCGCCAGTGCTATATTATCAATATTTACAGGATATGCATCCTTGATAATTACACGAGCGCGCATGAATTGTTTTCGGTTTAATAGCTCGATTTCGATGTTGCCGGAATATTCCTCTTTATAATTAAAGGTCCGTGACCCATCATTCATAACTAATTTTCGCCAATTATCAAAAAATCTGAGGACTTTTAATCCATCATCGACCAAAAAGGTGAAAGGTATCGGGTCATAATCAACGGCATTTACGAAATGTCTTGGCAAATTGTTATAAAATACAGTCGTGGTGTTATAGGTCATAAACGGGAAGGTCGCACCTTTGGTTAAAAACCCGAATTCGAACTCCCCGAAAATGTTACCAGAAAAGGTTACACCATAATAATTTGGCCTGAGAAAATCTGAAAAAGAGGCTTTCAGATTTTCTAAAAACATGGTTGCCATTAGATTATCCCCTATTTAGAAAATGCGGGTCCAATAATCATAACTAAACGTTATCGTATACTCCGCAAGGGTATCATTGGTCTCATATGATAAATCAACTGGTGCAATAGATGATGGCCAGATACCAATAAAAGTGTACTCTGCAATTTCTTCGCCTTCGTTATCCAGAGCAACGACATTCCCCACTCGCTTATAAAGCGCAGATTCCAGACCAATTGCGGCCTCATTTGCTCTGATGGTCTCCATCCAAAGTTCCATCCCGTTCCGGACTGCAAAATCATTATCCATGATTACAGTTACCGTCAGGTCTTCGAATGTCACATCACCGGCGAGTTTGGCTTTCATCCCCAAATATGGAGCTTCGACAATGCCGATATTTTTGCCCGGTATTTGAGTGGCCTTGCAAAGAAAAACAAATTTTTCCGGCATCCCCAAGATTTCCATTTGGTATAAATTGGGTCTATACCCGTTTGTTAATGCGGATTTAAAATCTTCAATGCTGATTCCCATGAAAACTCTCCTTATATTTTTCCCGTGCGGGAGTATATTTCAACTCCCGCCCAGTTTAAATGTAATTATTCCCTGTCGGGAAAATTATGCTGATTTACTAATTGTCTCCGTAAAATCAACCCCTGATTTCACGTTAATGAACTCAAGGATGATAAATTCGGCGGACAATGTCGGCTGAATATAAATCCGTGCCTTAAATTCGTTCCGTGCACGAACTTCCGGTGTATTGATGTTTTCATCAACTTGGACCTGAAAGTTTTCGATGCCTTCTTTGCCCTGCACGTCCCGCAGGAATGGATTGACCATTCCGGCAAATTGTCGGCGAGTAAAAGGCGTATTTTTCTCAAACATAAAGAATTTCGCGGCTGTGGCGATGGCCTTTTCCAAAACAATAAACAGCCATCTGACATCCAGTCGGTCAAAAGAGGATGGTCTGGTCAGTAATGTTTTCTGACCGAGCAATACCGGTCCATCTGCCGCATCCACCAGAAGTGGATTGCAACTATCTTTATACAGCAAGTCACGAAATCCCTTATCAGGATTGATTGCAAATTTAATGGTATTTTTGACGATGCCACGATTATATCCGGCACCTGCAATCCACGGTTCCCTCACTTGGGCAGTATTGGCCATAATACCGGCACAATCCGCCGAGACCGGCAACCATCTGAATTTACCATTGAATGTATCTTCCTGATATTTCCAGTTGGCAAAAAGCCCGGCATAAGAGGTTGACCTTGAAAGTAAGTTTTTCCGATAATCTACAATGTCCGATACTGCGGCTGATACAGAAGTCTGGCCGACAACATCGTTCTCTGGCGGACTGAAATATCCAACTAAGTCTTTTCGGACTTCCAAAATATTATCGATAATATATCTCTGAATGGTATCATTCGTCCATGCACCATCGATAAGCATATTGACATCCACCTCTTCGGCATTTGAAAACAAATCAAAACCGGCCTCAATTTCCGTATTTCCTGGAGTGTCATTTACACCGCCCGACATTAAGTGCGCTTCAAAAGATGCAACCGGAATGGCATTGGATGTGTCATTATATGCCAAAATCCAAGCAGAACGTTGCATAATGTAATCATTGATATAAACATTGACTCCATCAACCTGTGCGCCCGGAACCGTATCGACAATCCATCGCTCAATGATTTCAAAATCGCCGGTATTTTGAGCATCGACCAGAACAACTATGGCAATTTCCGTGCCTTCTGGTGCAAACTCAAATTGGTCAACGAAGCTGATGCCAGTATCGACCAGAGCAGTATCAAAGTCGGCGACATTGGAGATGGCCACTTTGATTTGATTTCCCAGTGCGCCCGAATATTTTGCGAGCATATGGATTTTATCGTTTGCCCCACCAAATGAAGGCGTATATGATTCTGCGAACTCATCGTTTATAATTTTTGCGGCGTTTGCAATGGGGTCAACTGCATTGCCGGTATCCTGTAACATGAATCCGGCGTTTAAAGCTGTGGTTTCGTTAATTGCTCGCACCATCAAGAGAATACTTGAATATTGCAAATAATTAAAGGCCGAAAACCACGACTTGTAATTGACGTCATTGGGGTCACCGAAAATATCAAAAAGGTCCACGTCATTTGTCATAGCAATGCGAGTATTGCACTGTCCCCATTCAAACTCACCGACCATACCGCATATGGTTGTCGAAACAGCCGGAATTGTCAGGGATAAGTCTCGTTCCACGACACTGACTGAAGGTGATAAACTGAATCCCATAATTTTTCTCCTTTATTTAAAAATTACCTATTTAAGCAAATTTAACCTTATATATCTATTTACCGTTATTGAGAAGTAAAAAATGTGAAATCATCTTCCTCAATTTCTTCGAAATTTGTTACCTCTATTCCATTATCCACATATCCTGCCGGTAAAAGGTCTTCTTCAATTTTGGATATCTTATTTGTATCCAAGAGCCTCTCTTGGCTGAGCCAATTTTCCGTCCAGATTCTATTGGCCATAAAATAGGAAAACAGCACCAATGGGGTCACCAAATCATCGTGGTCGGTATCCTCTTCCGCTGAATAACTGTCCCTTTTCTTAACATATGTACTAAACTGGGATATCGTCCCTGCATCCAGGACGGTCAAATATCCATCTTCAATATTCTGTTTGAGTCGATGATTACCAGATTTCTTGGACGCTTTTGTCATTTTAATGCCAAAGTGGGCATTGTCCCCATAAAATATATTCTCATATTCAAGGTCATAGTTCAAATCATCAAGGATGCCGATGCCGAGATTATTAGTCTCCCCGATTACCAATGCGTTATTGTAAAATTTACCAATTCGCTCGATGATATATGGCATTTCTGACGGAGCAGTTTCATTATCCTCATAAACGGCCACTTCGACCCACGGTGGGCCGGCAGTTATATCCATGACTTGAATAGTATTATAATCTAAACTGACACCTTCTCCAAAATCACATATCAAAATATAATTGTGATTTTCTTTTGGTTCCTCTTCATTTCGGTCTGGCATTTGGAATATTCTAAATTTATCGTCAAATCTGATTTCTGCAGGGTCCTGCATTACCAGAGTATTTTGCAGGTGATAAGACGATATCAACGTGCCGGACGAGCCAAGAAATTCACATTCGTATTCCTGCATCCATTTCTGCTGACCAATTTCGGATATTGTTTGCTCTTTAAAGCCCGGTTCCGCATAAGTTGGGACATCCATATAGGATATGGCGTAATGTTTAAAGACGTTTTTGCCATGTTCTGCATCACTCCAAAATTTAAAATAATGATTCATCCCGCGGGGAGTCGATATCATAATGATTTTTGATTTGCGGGACGATGAGACAGTCGGATAAATCGATGAGTAAAACTCGTCCCATACATTTTTTGGTATCCAGGCGCACTCATCAATTACCAGAGTATTGATAGAATCCGAACGAATACCGGACGCACTGGTGGCGGATGCTTCGATATATGAGCCGTTCTCCAACTCGATTGATAGTTTTGACCATCCGGTCACGCCCTGTTGCAACCACATCGGCAGGGTCTTGTAAATTGTCTTTACCTTTTTCAGGATATTTTTGGCTGCTTTTTCTTTATTTGCCAAAATAGAGCAGGAATGATAATCCTGAAATATGACTTCCCATACCAAATATGCCGCCACGATTGCTGATTT